CGGGTGGAATAACTTGGATCGTAGGAGTCTGAGATGCAAGCATGTTTGCTGCCTTCTCAACCACAACGTAGGGTGTATTTTTCTGGATAACTTCACCAGTACCCTCTACCTGCTCTTCCAAACGATAGAGTGATAGGTCTTCATCCATGCGGTTGTCGCGGGGAAGCCATTTACCGGTGATTCGAGTAACCTTGTCATCGATTTCATCTTCGGTGATCTTGCGCTTCTTCTTGCGCTGCTGTGCCTTCGCTTGTGACTGATTATCTGGTAGTGATGGGGGCTGTGATAGCCCCTGCTGGGCCTGTATCTCCTGTAGAATGAACTGCATGGTTGGGGTGTTCGCAAGACCGGCCAGGATTCCACCGAGAGGATCACCAGCAGCTTGCGGTCCACCAATACCAGCAGCAATAGGGTTCTGTAGACCCATAGGAGCACCGAACCCCTGCTGTGGATTCATCTGTTGCGGTAGTGGCCCGACAACACCCGGAGGAAAGCCACCACCACCAAGAAGTGCAGCAAACGGATTAGGATGCTGCTGTGGTGGGAACGGTATAGACATACGCTTTACCTCCGGTGCGCTACAATGTCATCGTACGCTCTTTTTAGTCTCTCTGGTTCTGGTCGTTCCATGATCGCAAAGAGAGGCTCGTTGACAAAATAGTATTCAAGTGCTGACCGATAGTGGCTTGTGCCATCATGAATTGGCTTGATCTTCTCATTGGTTGACTGTGATGTAGGGTTGCGCTGTGGGAAGCGTGCGTTAGATAGTGCGTTATAGAATTCGACACAGTTGGGCATGTTGATGCCTTCGATGTTACGAATGCCTAGCTCTGTCTTGCGCTTGCGTTCAGCAAAGTCATTATCCTTCTGGTTGGTCTGAATAATAATATTGTGACCGGCCAGTACATGATAGGCAGAGGTACCAGAGGCTACCGAACGCTTGTATACATCCGGGTCTCCATAATGCATAGCTCTAGGGAAATGGGCATGATCGGCAATAATGATCTTGTCGAGTTCCGTATAGTCGTGTGTATTATCATCTGGGAATGAACCTAATATAAAGGGTACATAGAAGTCAATAGCCTTGTCTCGATTGCTATAGCAGTCCACGATACGTGTCTTGCCCGTGGTTGCATTACGTGCAATCCATATCAGGGCTGTGTCATCATGAATACCAAAGTCCCATGCCACAAAGAGATGCCAACGTGGTTCCCACGGATAGAGTCCCTGCTTTGTGTGTACAAAGTCGGGATAGACTAGGCCACGACCAGAGCGATGATAGTCGATATCAAGCTCTTGTGCCGCATCCTCTTTGGTCATACGAGAGCGTTGTGTGCGCTCCCATTCTGCATTCTTGGCAGAATCTCGTGTAAAATGTAGGGTAAAGATTCTATGTCTTCCACTAAATCGTTCCTTGGCAAATCCATTCTGCTCAGGTGGTCCGTTGACAGTGGAGATGAGGATACGGGTGGGAGTAGACTGTGTAGTAGCTCGAAAAGCCTGTTCAAAGTCGTCCCAGAAGGCAGCTTCATCCATGACAATGACTGTATATCGGCCCTGTCTGGAGAAATTTGGATTACTAGATTCACCAATAATAACATTGCCATTCTCCGGGTTAACTACTTTGAGCTTCATACGGTGCTGGCCGGGGTTGTATCCCTTGGGTAATAACCAGCGTGGTAGGTGTTCGAGGAAGTATGCGATCTTACCAAAGTGACTATCAAGGGTCCAGTTGTCTACGAGGTCTTCCTTACGGGAGCCAACGAGTGCTTGGAAACCTTTGCGAAAGAGGAAGTTATGACAAAGCCACGCGACAAAGAGCCATGTAGCTCCCATCTCGCGTGACTTCTCTAAGAGTCCATCTTCTTGATTGTCTAGGAGACTTGTGAACCACTCGATAACTTCCATCTGATACTGTCGGTTGTCTGTCATAAGGAAAGGAAGATCGGGGTGTGGTGCTCCTTCTCTGGGATCAAATGTAAAGCCAAAGAGATTAATAAAGAATATCGGATCGTTCTTACAACGCTCACGTACTCCATCTCTATATTGTGGATAGTCCCGTAACAGCACCGTGAGCTTTGCTCTGTCGCGCAGTGTTATCGGGTTATCAGGAAGAATCAATTGTGCCATTATACCATTCCTATGTAGGTGATCGTATCTGTGCGCTTAGTACGCTTTACGTGAACTAGGTTTCTTCTTTTTAGCAAACGGATTAGTGCCGCTTGACTTGCGAGAGCCTACCTTATTATCTGGTTCAAACGGAGACTTACGTGTTCTACTGTCTTCACTGATAACATTGTCTGGCTTTCTTTTGTTTTTCGTTGTCGTTCGTTTAGCAGGTGTTGACACTAATCATCGTCCTCATCTTCATCATCACTAACTGGTCGTGCTGCTGTAATTGCTGCTGCCTGTGCCGCTGATGATAGATAGGCTAGTCTATGAGCTTCGGTCGGGAATGCTGTGCCATCTACACCGGCTGGTCCTACGGGGCCAGTCGGTCCAGTATTACCTGCTTTTGCTGCTGCACTCACCTGTTCCTGTGTTGGTGGTCCACCAGTAAATCCTGTGGGTCCAGTTGCGAGGATGTCACCCGTAGCACCAGTTGGTCCAGTTCTACCTGCCATTAGTAGCCTGCCTTCCTGCTCTTACCTGAGCCAGTTGGTCCACCCTTAATCTGCTTACACATTTTTGATTCACCCGGAGCACTCACAGTACGATTGGTAATCGGTGCAGCCGCGCGCATTTCCTTACCAACTCTGCGAATACGATCCTGCTGTTCGGCATCATACGTATTGTATGCCATGCTTACCCCTCCCGTGATTGTTCCGATAGAAACGCATATAGCTGATCTGGATCACCCTCAAAGTCAGGTACTTCCTTCTCAATCGGTGTATCTTGTGGTGTGCCAACCACGTGCCTATTCTGTTGTGCCTTCTCAGCACTAATACCAACTCTGTCTAGCAATGTTTTAATCGCTTCGAGTTGTACCTTCGGATCGATTCTCGTACCGGCCTTAGGCTTAATGAGCTTCTCT